CGCTACGCCACCATTCGCGAAGTTGTGCCGACCACCGTGCGGGTTGAGTCCCGCTAGTCGCACCACCACCACCACCACCACCGGAGACACGCGCATGTTCAGCCTCACGCACGCCACCCAAATCGCCCAAGCGGCCCTGTACACCCGCTATGCCGCGACGCACCACGACCTCTACAAGTACTACCGCTGCATCTCGTGCGGCACGGAGCGCCGCGAACTGATGCGCTACGAGCTGACCCTCGCCCGCCACTACTATAGCGTGGCCCGCATGATCACCCGCACCATCGGAGCGTAACATGACCGGCCCCCGCATCTACGCCGTCGCGATCGACGGCTTCCGCCACTACTTTCTGCGACGCGTCGCGGCCAAGCGATTCGAGCGCCGCATGAAAGCGGCGGGACACGCGCCGGTGTTCACGACCCTGACGGGCGGCGACTGACATGGCGACCCGCCTCTCGAAACCTGTGGCGCGTGTGGTATCGACGCGCCTGTCCGGCGATCTCGTGATCACGATGACGAGCGCCGGGATCACCGTGCGGGAGAAGGGACGCCGCACGACCTACGGCCCGATCGACTACGGCAAGATCCTGTTGGATGGCGCACGGCAGTTCATTGCCGAGCAAAAACGCCTCAAGGCGGAACGACGCAAACTTTTACGGAGAACCCGATGACCGACCACGCAGCTGTCTCCCCCACGGTGCCGCAGTTCAGCACGACGCGGGGCCAAACGGAAACGCTGACCTACCATGACCGCGTGCTCACGTACGACCCGTGTCACGCAACGATCGAAAGCCTCTGGCGCATGCTGCGCGACGCGCGCCACAAGGGCGGGAGCGTGGCGTTCTTCTACGAGCCCAACGACGCGACCCGCTACGCGCTGCGGATCATGCTGCTTGAGGCGCAACTCGTGGTGATGCTCCACAAGGAGGGACTGTTCGCGGATGATCTGGCAGGCGTGATCGTGCTCGATACGTCCGCTGCGTGCGTCAGTGCCGCCGACACCGCCCCACTGTCGAGCGGCAACGCATGGACCGCGACGGTGCTCGCATGGTTCCTCGCCCATGTGTTGTCGCAGGACGCAGACACTTGACGCTATCGGGACAGCTCCGTTAGCTTCACCGCACACGCCACCCTCACCACTACTCAACAGGAGCGCCCCGATGCAGGCGATTGATGACCACGACTACGCATGGCTGCAGCAGCAACGTGCCGGGATTGCGGCGATGCACAAAGACTACACACACCTCCGCGCCGTGGAGCTAGCGCGTGTGAACACGGCCCTGACGGTGATCGAAGCGTCGCGCGTCGCGCTGGTGGGGGCCGTGGAAAATATGCACGACACGATGCAGGACATTCTCACGCGGGCCGAAGCGTGGCGCGACGAACACGCGGCCACCGATGAAGGATCCCCACAACAGGCATGGTGCGCGCGTCTCGCCACGCTGACGTTTGATTTGATGACGTCGCCCCCGGAACCGGTCGCGCTGCGTCCGGACACCGAAGACGCCGATCGCGCCCACTTCTATCTGCGCGAAGCGCTCGCCGCGTTCGACACGCTTCCTCGCACCCCGGAGGCCTGACATGACCCCATGGTGGACGATCGACACGCTCCCGTGCGTGACGCGACTGCCCCGTGTGATCGCGCTCGATTGCGAGACGCGCGATCCGCTGATCAAAACGCACGGCCCCGGCTGGCCGTTTGTGCCGGTCATGGGCGACGACGCAGGCTACGTGTTCATGGTATCGTTGGCGTGGCGGGGCGACGAGGGCCGACTGACATCGGGCGTCCTGCATTGGCGCGACGAAGACGGCGATCATGTGCCCGAGGCGTTTGCGACCCGTCGCTGGCTGCGCGATGCGTTGCGGCACGCGGGCACCACATGGGTGCTGTTCAATGCCCCGTACGATCTCGGCTGGTTGCGTGCCGAGGGCATGCCGCTTCCGACGCGTCACCTTGACGCGCATGTGATGGCGGCGCTGGTGGACGAGAAGCGCCGCAGCTATTCGCTCAATGCGTTGGCAGCGGATTGGCTGGGACCGCACGCATGCAAAGACGAGACGGCGCTGCAGGAATGGGCCACGGCGCACAAGGCGCACCCCAAGTCCGACATGTGGCGTGCGCCGCATGACATCGTCGCGGCGTACGCCGCGCATGATGCCCTTCTCACGTATCAGCTGTATCGCGCGCTCTCCGCACGCACGTTGCAGGAAACAACGCAGCCGCTGCGCGACGCCGAACATCAAATGCAGCGCGTGCTGCTCGATGTGCGCGCGTTGGGCATTCGGGTCGATCTCGATCGCGCCGCCGACACCGAGCGCCGCATGACGCGCGAACGTGATGCACTGGTCGCCCAAGCGTTGCGCGGATTGCGCCCGTCCGCAGCGCGCGACATGGCGGGGCTGTTTACCGAACACGGCATCGCGATGGACCGCACGGCGACCGGCGAACCAAGCATCACCAAAGCGTGGCTGAAGACGGTGGATCACGACCTTGCCCGCGCTTTGTTGCGCGTGCGCTGGCTGGATAAGATGTGCTCCACGTACCTGCGTCCGATGGCACGCCTGTCTGTCGGAGGGCGGGTGCATGGGCAACTGCATGGACTGCGAAGCGATGAGGGCGGGACCGTATCGGGACGCTTGTCGTCGTCCACACCGAACGTGCAAAACCAAAGTGCCAAGGCCGACCCGGAAGGGTTGATCAGAGGCTGCTACTTGCCGGAAGAGGGCGCGCTCTGGACGGCATCCGATTACGCCGGACAAGAGGCACGCCTTGCGGCCCACGAAGCGTACCGGCGACGGTGCCGAGGCGCGACGACCTTGGTGCGCGCGTACCGGCGCGATCCGATGCTCGATCTATACAAGGTGCTCATGGACCCGGTGAACAAGATTCTCGACACCGAGCATGCGATCGTCCGCGATCAGTCCAAAGTCTTGTTCCTCGCCGCGCTGTACGGCATGGGCACATCGCTCGCGTCGAAGATGCTCAAGGTGTCACCCGCTGATGGCGCACGCATTCTCGCCGCGTTCAAAGACGGCGCGTCGTGGCTGTCGTCGTTGTTGGCGTCGGTAGGGACAGAGGCCCGTGAATCCGGGTTCGTTGAAACCACCATCTTGCGCCGGAGGGCGCGGTTTCTAGAAGTGCAAAGCGGCACGGCGGGGGACCAAGGCGTGTGGTACAACCGACACGCCCGAACCGCCTCATTGCACACCGCCTTGAATCGCGTGGTGCAAGGATCCGCTGCGGATCAAATCAAGCTCGCGATGATTGCGTTACACGCCGATGGGGCGGTGATGCACGCGTCGGTGCATGACGAGATCGATACGAGTACCACGTCGCAAGCCGAGCGGGTGCGACACGCGCACATCATGTGCGACGTCACCCCACTCGCCGTCCCCGTGGTGGTGGACATTGAGTACGGCCCCACATGGGGCGCATGCATCAAAGACCCGACGATCATTCGTAGCAGGAAATACTGGACGCCTCCCACTCCCGTGACCCCATGAATAGACCCCGACTTCCGGCCCACTTGTTTCAACCCCCGGCACCCCCCACACCGAACACGGTGATGGTGCGGGCGATCGTCCCGACAAACACCATGGCCCCGCCGAACATGGCAGGCCTAGAGGTGAGCCCGATCGATATCCTGACGCCGATGTCGCTTCGGCCCAGTGCCACCGTGTACGACATTGAGATGTGGAAGAGCCTTCCGATCGAAGTGCGGGCGTTGGCGTACCGCGTGTTGTGGATCGCGGGGATCCGCCCATGACCGCGAAGAAAACACTCCGTCGCAAGGCGATCGTGCAGACCCCGACCCGTGCGGCGACGCACGACAAGCAACGCGCGCCGTTTGCACGTGCCGATCGGGACACGGACAAACGCCTTGAGGCGGCGATCCGCGACATCGTGATGCGCGGGTTCACGCCGCTCGATGCTGCCGAAAAACATGGCGTCATCAAGGCGACGATCCTGACGCGCTTACGGCGACGCGGCGTGCGGTTACGTACGGCGCACGAAGAGACGCGCCACAAGTTTCTGCGCGTGATGCAGGCCGGAAAAACCACGGTGCGCCAAGCCTCATTGGACGCCGACGTAACGCGCTCAACCGGCTACCGCTGGTTGCAAGAGGCGGGGATGGCCCCGCCGACACCACCACCTTGCAGTGTTCGCAAACGGGGGACGGTATGAGACACGCGGATGATGCGTCTGACTCGACAGAGACACCGCACGCCGACTACGAGGCCTTCGAACGTGTCGGCGACCCGCTCGATGTGTTGGTGCGGCACTGGCTCTCGCACGTGCTGGAGAGCTGGCACATTGCGGGCGGCATGGCTGGCTTGACGGCAGACGCGCAAGCGGTGCTGATGCGCGACACGACGCAGCTGGTCGAGCAGTCGTTCACGATCGTCGTGTCGGAAGAGCGGGCGATGGTGGAGATGTGGGTGCCAGCGTTCGAAGACGACACATCGATGGTGTGCGTGGTGATGAAACCGCCGGGACGCCCGGTGACGCGTCGCATGGTGATCCACCTGTTCCGCACCCTCATCGAAGCCACCGTGGAAAAGTCAGAAGAGCGACTACGAGAGGATCCGGGTTCGAGCAGCTCCTCCGTGGCACGGATTGCGGCTACGAGAGTCTGTTCGCTCTGGTGGAGTCCAACGACACGGGCCGGATGCGATCGGATACTGGCGCTCTGGACGGCGGCGGTTGAGCACACGCCTGTGTTCCATCTGACCGCGTCCGGAGGCGCTGCCCCATGATGGCGATCTTGACCCCGTGCGTGGCGCTCGATGGAGCGGTCCCGCTGTCACTGTACGCTACGATCGTGGTGGGTATGGCCCTGAGTCTGGGTCTGGGCGCGTGGTTCGGGAAACGGGCGCGCCGGAGGCCACAGGAGCGCGCCGAAACGCTGCTGAAGGAGCGTTCGGGAGCGAGTCGGCGGTTCTGGTAAGCCGGATCGATGGGGAAACGTCCCGTAGTAGACAGCCTCTACTACGGGACGTTTTGCGTCCGTGCGTCGCATAAGCGCCCAGTCCCCGTACGAAAGCCGATGGGCGCTTATCGGATTTTGCCCCCGTTGGCGGCCTCATGCGTGGAGCCTATGCGACATTTAGCAGGCTCAAGTAGCGTAAGCGCCCATGGTCGCGCTCGCTGCAGCGGTGCTAAACGCGGTGCGCGGAGAAGGAGCGCCAACCGATGATATGGCCCCCTCCCTGTAGGTGTCGCAGGAAATACCACTTTCCTAATGCCCGCGAGGAAGGAAGGGAGGAGGCAGTTTGCTTTTTCGTGGGGAGGCCTTCGCACACGTGTAGAGCGTGCAACCGAGCGGGGCGGTGTCAGCAGCGCTCGCCCCCCGCTTGCGCGCTCACTGCATGGGCGATACTCTACACGCTCTCGCCGCACGCAACCTCCAACCTCACCACCACAAAGGCGCTTCTATGAGCAACACCATCCCGCCCGCTTCCCCCCACACCGCGCTGATCACGTTCGCGCTGGCCGTCCTGAGAGCGTGGCACCACGATGGCGACCGATGCGACGTGGACGGCGGCACGCTGCAGGAGCTGGCGCTATCGAGCGGCGTGTGCGTCGCGCTCGAACGGCAGGCCCCGTGTGGCACCCCCTGCCCGTGCCACGACGCGATGGGCGACGCGGGCACGGTGTCCTGCATCGTGATCCGGCCCGATGTGCAATTGTTCGACATGCCCGCGTCGCCGCCTGTTGCCCACTACCCCTCGTTTACGATATTGGCGATCCCGGCGTTCAACGACCTTGAGATCATCGTCGATATCAACAAGCAGGAGCAGCTGTCGATGCGGATCAACCGTCTCGACTTGTCTCTCTCGCACCTGTCCGTAGACAGCCACGTCGCGATACAAGTGCATCAACACATTGGGCGACATGCACGCACGGAGGCGGAGCGTACGGGATTGCGCGCGGCGTGGGAGGATTACCGCCGCACCTCGGCGTGCAGGGCGGCAGTGGCGCGCGCCTATGGCAAGCTCTCGCCATGAGCACACCCCTGAGTCGCTCGCAGGATCACGTGTTTAGGCTGATCATGACGGGACGCGCGGCGCGGCAGTACCGGGCGCTTGGGCGATGAGGCCGCATGCAGGGATCGGGCGCGCGGATTGCATGGACTGCCAAAAGCTCTTGCTGGTCATTGCCGACATGCGGCGCTCACGAGCGGGTCTTGTTTCGTTGCCGTCACACTTGAAGCGCGACGCGATCCGACGTGCAAAGCAAGGGCAGACCTGTACGTCGATCGGGCGATCGTTGAACATCGCGCAGTCTACGGTTTCGCGATGGATCCGGGACGCAGGCGTTACGTCGCGCTATGTCACGGAACGGCACGATCGATTGCCCGCTGATGTGCGTGCCCGCGTGATTCGCAGTCTGCGCGGCGGTGCGTCGATTGCCAGTACGTCACGGCTGTACGATGTGAACATCGGCACGGTGTCTCGATGGGCGGCACGTGCTGGGATTGAAACCGCTGAGCAACGCACGCGTCGTCTCGCGCAGGCGCGCCGCGATCGCACCACTACCACGGAGGCACTACCATGATCCGCGACACCCTGTATTTCGTGTGTGTTTGGGGACTGTCCATTCTCGTCATCGGCACGCTGTATCGTGTGTCGTCACAGTACCGCATTCACCTGTACGCGGTGCCCGTGTGCGCGCCGCCGGTTTCGGTGGATCCGCACGCGTTGAGTATCAACCCTTTCGCTGAGACACCCTGATGCATAGCTACCGTTTAGATCAGTTGATCACGCCGGACCAAGAAGCGATCGTCGGACTCGCGCACGCGCTGTGCGTGAGTGAGCGCAAGCGAATGGCGTGGGAGAAAACCGCCGAGCTGGAACAAGAGCGCGCGACGGACAGCGCCGCGAAGCTCCGCGAGACGCTCGAAAAGTCGCAGGATGAGCGCGTACTGCACGCGCGCATCACCTTCCTGTCGCACGAGCTGGGGATGACGAAAGCGATGGTCACCGATAAGGGCGCGGAGATCCGATCGCATCTCGAACGCATCGTCGATTTGAAAGCGAAACTCCATGCAGCGCAAGCCGACAACGCGACACTAGCGACGCGTCTGCACGAATCGCTCCAAGCGAGCAAAGGAAACGCGCCGACGCGGCAGCCGTACGAGTTTCAAGTGTGGGACTGCAACAATGTATGCATCGAACAGTGGGGGACGTATGACGAAGCTGTGCGCGGAGCGGCGCTGTGGGAGACGCCATCCTCTGCCGCGCCGTACCGCGTGGTCAAGGTGTACTTCGACGCGCCCCGCGATGCACTTCAAGCGGCGCTGGACGGTGCGCTATGACCCGACCCCCGATGACCGCTGCGGAACTCAAGGGCACGGTGCCGCCGGTCCCGCTGACTGCCGAGGAATGGCACGCGATGCACATGGCAAGCGCACGGGAAACCGAAGAGCGGCTGATCAAGATCGCGCTCAAGGTGTGCATACTGCCCGCGTACTATGAACAGCAGCTCGCGAGCGGTGGCCACTTGGGACAGGCCTTCGACACTCGATGATGGCCACGATCGTCACCGATTGCCGTACGTGCAAACACTATCGCGCCCTGCTGGCCAAACAAACGGAAGCGCGCGAGAACGTGGCACGCTCACTGAAGATGTGCCGTCACCAAAACAAAAAACTTAAACTCAAACTGGCTGCCCTAGAGGTAATGAACAATGTCGAACGACCCGCGCAGTGAACGCCAACGGCTGGAAGACGACGTGCAGTCGTGGACGCTCTTGGTGAAGCGCGCCGAGCAGCAAGGGCGGGACATTGGGCTGGTGCGCACAGCGTTGTCCGACGCGCAGATCGAGCTTGACGCCTACAACCGGAGACACGATGACAACACGATTGAAGCCGCAGCTGTGCGTGATTGACCGCGAGGGCGACGTGACGCGAGACGTGGACGGTGACGGCGACGTTGCCGAACGCGACACGTTCGCGCCGGGTTTAGCGCCCCACACCCTCGGTCTTGTGCTCACGCTGGCCGATTGCGAGAACCCCCCGGCTGCGTGGATCGCGAAGGCGATCCCGGTGCTTGACCTGTACGGGGTGCAATCGCAGCACGCGCACGGACTGATCGCCACCCTGTTCATCCATGTGATTGCCGCTGCGCGCGCGGAGGCCGCTTCGTGAAACACGGGACGATGGCGGGGCCGGACATGAGCCCGCACCGCCGTGCCTTGGTGGTGCGCGTTGTGGTGGAGGCGTTGCTCACGAAGCGTCGATTGCTCGATGTGGTGCGCGACGTGTCCGCTTCGACACGATACGACGCGGTTCCTGTTTGGGAGGGGGCACTTTACCGATTGGTGCGACGCGTCAAGTGGCGGAAGCACCTTGCGATTCGTCCCGACGTAGTGCGCGCGTTGTATCGCGCGGGATGGTCGCGCGGTGTTATTTACGATGAGACAGGTGTGCAACCACAATCTAGTGACCTCCTATGAGCCCACGTAAACCGCCTGTGCTGCACCCGCGCACGGAAGCCTTGTGGCGGAGTCGCGCGGTGCGTGACTGGTACACGGTGTCTGACGCGCGCCCGCAAAACGAACGTGTGTCCACGGGATGGGCCGACACGCGTTGGCATCAACTCATCGAAGTGGCGGGGGCGACCGGCTGGCCGGATCTGTACTGGGCCAACGTCAAACATGGTGGCGTTCACGAAAGCGGTTGGATCGAGTTTAAGATGCACGGCGCGCTGGTTGAGCCCGCACGCTTGGTGATCCCGTGGAAGCCCGCACAACCGATCGTGCTGCGCTGGCTGGCCGCACGACAGATCCATGCCGGTGTGTTGATGTACGTGCGATCGCGCTGCGCGTGGCTCTGGGTGCCCGCGCAGCATGGGCACAAGTGGGCGATACAGGTGCAGGCCCCCAACGGATTTTTGCTCTGGCCGCACACGTGGGGCGTCGGACGCGTGCCCCCGCCGTGGGAACTGCCGTCTCCGATGCGCCGCGAACCGTACGACCCGACACGGTTCGCGGCAGGCGTCACGTACATGGTGGACGGCGCGCCCGCGACCGCTCGCAGCTTTGACGCGGATCCGCGCATCGTCGCGCATACATGGGAGACGATGCGTACCGCAGAATCCAAGGGGCGGCGTGCCCCGTAAGTCTGCCGCCTCTAAGAAACCCAAACGGGCCAAGCTCACGCCGTCCGATCCGACGCCGCTGGCGTTGGTCCCGAGAGACAACGAGTCGGATCAGCTCCGTTCGGGGCGTCGGTTCGTTCGCGCACGCCCGCGCGCGGATGACACGCCGGATCGGGCGACCGGGCCGATGCCGCATCGATTAGAATCCCTGCTTGCCCAACATGGTCCCACGGCGGTAGCGTTTTTGTGCGACACCGTGTGCGGTCGCATTCCGATGATGACCAACGCGCAACGCCTTGACGCGGCGACCACGATCGCCACACTGGTGTCCGAGATGGAGAAGCGGCAAGTGGACGCGTTCGCGGCGCTCATTCAACACGTAGACATTTCGTCGCTGACGGACGCGCAGTTCTCTGCATTGTACGACAACCAACACGACGCCAAGTCCGCACTGACTGCACTCCTGCACGTGTCCACTCACCCTCACGAGATTGCCATTGTCAACACTCCTTGAAATCGTCACGCTTCGGGGCCGTCGCATTTTTCTGCACCCCGATCGCATCATCGCCGTGACCGAGCCCGATGACTTGTCCCATCCGTGTGGGATTTTGGTCGAAGGGCTTAGCGTGCAGCCGGTGACGGGCGAGAGCGCCGATCAGCTGGTGCTGCGGCTTGCGGTGGCGCGTGGTGCGTCGTGCGCCGAGTACGCCTATATCCCGAGCCCGGTGCCCACGTCGAACCGGCACGGCCTGCGCGTAATGCCTGATGGGACGCCGGATCGTGCGACGGGTCCGTCCGCCTCACGTTTGATCACGTAGGGTGACGCCCTCCCGCGCGCGCATCGTTGCGCCCATTGCAGGCAGTTACCGCGCCCGCATGGAAATCGATGCGGTGCGGCGGGGCATCACGAAGCAAGCAACCCCCGCGCAGGTACGCGACGTACTTCGCACCCCGTTAGGGTTTATCGACTGGACATCGAAGTACGTCCACGACTTCACGTGGTACCGCGTGCATCGCTTCATCGCGCCGTACCTGCAGCGGTTGGTTGATGGCGATCCGCAGCTCCGAAAGCTGATGGTGTTTACGCCGCCGCGCTTGGGCAAGAGCACTCTCGTGTCGCGCATCTTACCCGCGTACGCGCTGGCGCGCGCGCCGGAAGAGTGGGCGGCGATCGCGAGCTATGGGGCCAAGCTCGCACACCGTCTCTCGCGGAGCGCGCGCGGTAACTACAGCCTGTACCGCAAGCTCTCGCAGGACAGTAAGGCGGCAGACGTGTGGGAAACCGGCGACGGGGGCGGGTGCTGGGCGACCGGCATCGGCGGTCCCGCGTCGGGTTTCGGGTACCGCATCGGCGTTATTGACGATCCGGTCAAGGATTGGGTTGAGGCGAACTCCGATGCGATCATCGAGCGGAACATCGATTGGTGGGACGCGGTCTGGACAACGCGCCGCGACGCATCGCGCCGGATGGCGGTGCAAGCAGGCACGTTGCTGACGATGACCCGCTACACGATGCGCGACCTCGCGGGGCACGTGCTGAGCACGCAACCCGAAGGATGGACGGTGCTGCACTTGCCGATGATCTACGAGCCGCGTGACGAGGTGCTCGCGTACTACGACCTGATGACCAACAACGCCGTGACGCGCGGCAAGCTCACGGTCATCACCGATTGGCGCAGTGATCCCGAGGAGCCGCTCTGTTCGGAGCGGCTCGATCACGCGACCTATCTTCGCGAGTCCGAGCACAAAGGCCCGCACGTCTCGGCGGCGCTCTATCAGCAGCGTCCCTCACCACGATCGGGCGCGATGCTTCCGCGCGACAAGGTGCTGGTGATCCCGGCGAAGCCGTCACGCGATCAGATCGACGCGTCGGTGCGCTACTGGGACAAGGCCGGGACTGCTGGCGGGCGGGGAGCCTACACGGCGGGTGTGTTGCTACATCGCATGAAGGATGGTCGCTATGTCGTTGCCGACGTGATTCGAGCGCGTCTCGGCGCGTTAGAACGTGAGAACCTGATTGAGACGACGGCGATGGTGGACGGCTTGGGTACGGAAATCTGGGTGGAGCAGGAGCCGGGATCGGGCGGTAAGGAAAGTGCCGAGGCGACGGTGCGCCGGTTGGCGGGCTATAACGTCTTTGCCGAGCGCGTCACGGGCGATAAGACGACGCGCGCTGAGCCGCTGTCTGCTCAATGGCAGGCGGGGAACATCGCGATCGTCGCCGCTCCGTGGAACGAGGAGTATCTGATCGAGGCGAGCTTTTTTCCGACCGGCACGAAGAAGGATCAAGTAGACGCAACAAGCGGCGCATTCAACAAAGTGTCCGTGCAGCTGGTGGTTCCTCTCGCACCACCGCAGGGAGGAGATCAGTACAACCCGTACCCGCAATAACGTGCCCATCCTGTTTCGTGACGTGTTCAAGGCCACGCAGATTGAGGTAGCGTCCGGCAACCCGTGGCGCGAAGAAGCGAGCGGGCGTTTCTCATCGCGGGATGAAAACGCGTCACCGAAGAAATCGGGCGAACTTCTGCAGTCGTTTCGTTCGCAGCGCCCGAAGTCTAAAGAAAATCCACTGGAGAACATCGTACGCAATGAGCGCGGGGAAGACATTGCGACTATATCACTCCGCGAAAGTGGGCAGGGCTCTATCAAGATTCACAACATCACCTCGTTGCAGCGGGGCGGGGGAAGGGCCGCTCTTAAAGAGGTGCTTGCACTCGCTGACGCGCATGGAATCACGCTCAAGCTCACCTCGTTTCCAGCTGGTGCGCCGAAGCACGGGGGGGCGGCGTTGTCACGAGAGGATCTCAATAGCTGGTACGGTCAAAACGGGTTTATCATCGATGAATCGGACGACGCTGGACGGTATGACCGCATTCGCAAACCCGTGGCGACTCGCACGTTTCGCGACGTGTTCAAGGCCACGCAGATTGAGGTAGCGTCCGGCAACCCGTGGCGCGAAGAAGCGAGCGGGCGCTTTTCGTCGCCGGATGGTGCTGCGTCGGCGGATGGACCGGGGGCGTCTGATCGCGACGCGGCGCAGCGCAAAGCGACGTTGGGCAAGAAGCCAACCATGGACGATTTAGTCGAGGGCGGCTGGTCGAGCCCGAAGTTTGACAGCGAGCGTCCCGACTACAACGAGACGCAAGTGTATGCGTGGATGGATGAGGCCCGCGCGAGCGCGAGCGCGTGGGAGCGCGCGGCGGAGAAGCTGATCGCGGACGGCACGCTCTCCCCCCAAGACGCCGACGCGATGGGCTACCGAGGGCTGGTCAGCGAGAAGTGGGAAGCGCTCCCCGAAACACTCTATCACGCCACGACGGATCTCGCGGGGGTCGAACGGACGGGACTCAAGAACGCGGCGGATCTCGATGGGGGACAAGGCAAGACGGGCGGGTTAGGGGGCGGAGATTCCAACTTCATTTCGTTTACTGATTCGAAGGCGGTCGCCGAGCAAATCGTGACCGCCACGCGCGAGCTGCAGCGGGTGCTGCGCGGCGAGTTCACGGTAGACGACATGATCGCAACCGCGAAGGCGGGCGATTACTACGACGCGCTCCGTGAGACGTTCCCGGAATGGAAGGACGACGAACATGTGAACGACGTGCGCTCCGGTACGTACACGATTCGCCCTACCGAGATCTCGCGCGAGTTCCCCGGCGAGCGCTTTGGGTACTTGCCGACGCGCGCCGTGGCGGAGGCAAAGGGCTGGGTGCCGGTCGAGTTCAATCCCGGTACCGACCTCGTGCGCCGTGCGCGCGTGCCGTTCACGGAGGCGCGTTTCTTGGAGGCGCGCCGTCAACTCTACGATCGTTTTTCCATCGTACGTGAAACCAAGCAAGGCGTGTTGTGGCCGATGTGGTTCAGTCCGAACCTGCCGCGTATTCGCGACATGGACGCCGCCAACATGGGCGTGATTGAAATCAAGCCGACCAAAGGGGCGATGGGCCGACGCCTGAACGCGCTGGGCGAATGGATCACACCGTCCGGCAGGCACATAGCACGGCAACGCACGATCAGCAAGGCGGTGCAAAAATACGATCCCCTGCAGGCACGTGACACATCGGGCGGGCCGACATCGGGGCAGTGGGTTGCGGAGGGCACCCTCACGACGACAGAGACGGACGTGCTGCCGCGCGGCAAAGATTGGCAATCGACGACGTTGAGAGAACTCGGTGTCCACAGCGTGGACGATAGCACGTACGATGTGGCACGTCGCAGGGCGATCATCAATCGTCTGCAGAAGGAAGGAACGACGTTCGATGAAGCGCGCTCGCTTATTTCGCACTTGCGGGGCGACATTGAAGTGGCGGCGCTTGTTGATGCACAGGGTAGCGTGACGTTCGTGAAGGAGGGGAAAGCGAACGAGGTGTCGTTTTCCCCTGAAGAACTGCGTCTCATGGAAAACAAGACGCTTGTCCACAATCACCCGAACGGCACGCCGCTTTCCGACGCTGACATCCGGGTGGCGCTCTACACGCGCATGGCGAGCATCGAGTCAATGAGTACCATTGTTCGAGGGCCGACGCGAACCGTGATGGATACGAAGGCGCTTGCGGCGGGCGTGCTCGCCACATTCAAGACGGTGGACGATCTCTCGTTTGAGAACCCGATGGGAACGCACGTGTCGAGCGCCAACATCTCGGATGTTGCGGGGTCGTTTCTCGACAACGTCAACGAGCGCCTGCTGTTTGCGTCGCGACCGTCTTTCCTTGCAGAGCTGGACCCCATTCGTGGCTTCCCCGAACGGGACGCGCTGTCGAGTGGTTACTCGGCGTACAAAACGCATCTCGCGAACAGGCTGCTGGCTTACGCGTTTGGCAAACCGCGTGCGTACAAAATCGACGGGAGCGCGCCGAAGAGGCCTAAGAAGTGGCCCGCCGAGCTGTCGTTTGAAAAAATGAAGAGGGGCGCATCTGATGGCACGTATGCGATTGTAGAAGGGTTCCGAAAAGATCAGATGCGCCGCCGTTCTGCCGCAGTCACCAACAACCCCTGACACCATGTACACGTACAAGAAGCCCCGCACGCTTACGGGTGCAGACGGTTCGATAACGATGGACGACACGCCGCAGCCGATTTACGGAGAGTCGGTGCCCGTCACGTTTGCCGAGGTGTACAAGCGCACGACGCAGCTCGATGTAGTGTCCGGGAATCCGTACCGCGAGGACGGATCGTTTCGTTTTGCGTCGCGTGATGGCACGTCAAGTCCCGACACGCCACGTACGGTGGAGCGCGCGCGCCGTCGCGCGTCCGTGGTACAGAACCCGGAGTCGAGCCTCATGTTCGCCTCACCGGAGCAACGCACAGGCCGGTCGATCTACAACGCGCAAAACGATGTTCGCACAGGCCAGCAGCGCGAGTTCCGCGAGGCCCAATCGGAAGTGCTGGGGATGCTGGGCATTGAGAAGGGCACGACACAGGACGCGCTCGGTCTGTGGAAAGATCCGACCGACGGTGTCGGGGCGGAGGCAAGCACCGCCACGTTTCTCCCGCGCGGTATTTCACACGACGACGCGACGTTGGCGGCAGTGATGATGGGGCGCTTGACGAATCAAAAAGCCGTGATTGCGTACACGCCCGATAAGGCAGGCAAAGATTTGCGCGTGACCGTGCAGGGGCTGCAGGGGAAAGCCACAGCGGTGTACAAGCACTTTGCCGATGCCGGTATCGAAAACGTCACCCTCGTGCGCGACGCGCAGGGATGGACCGCACACTTACTGGGCTTCCATGAATGGGGCGGCGACGACGCACAGCAGAAGATGATGGCGAGCGCCAACACGATTGGCCGTGCGAACGGCGCAAGTAAACTCACCTACAGCACAGGGACTGCCAGCTATGTCGGAGCCGAAACGCGAGAAGACGCCAACACCGAGTACGACCGACGCATCAATGCTGCACAAGCTGGCGGCGTCGCTGGGAATCGAGGACGTGACTTCGACGGACGGTGGGATGCTCTCCTTTCGCAGTGGAAAAACCGTCAACCCGGACGACGTGTATCACGAGCCGTCACAAAAGAAGACGCCACGCCCCGACTGAGCGCGCTGCTGGACGTAGTCGAGGCGTGGGCCGACGTGGCGGGCGATCGCTTGCTCAAAAATGCCACGACGTTGTCCGTCGTGAGCGGGAACCCCTACCGCAATGCGGACTCGATGACCTTCGCGTCCGCTGAGGGGGGATCGGGAGCGCTCGCGACGGCGGAAGGGCGCGCGTTTCTGCGGCAGGGCGTCAACCAACCAGTCGAGCCGGACGCGTTGATTCCCCCGCCGGTGCTGACGATGACGAACAGCGCGTTTGGGTTGATGAACGAGAAAGCGCGGGCGACGTTTCGCAATCAAGCGGCAGATGCGATCATCGCGGATCGAGCGCTGGCGGGGGCCAACGGCAGGGTCACGCGGAAGTCGATCGATGCCGTGTTGGGAGGGATGCACGCGTCGCTGCACGACATGACGCCGCAGGACGTGGCGTCCATTTCAAAAAGTGTTCGCGACTACGAACAGACGTTTGCCCAAGGGACCAACTTTCGGAACTGGGATGCGGTAGACGAGCTGCGCGTGCTCGGATCGCAAGGGGACGCCGATGCATGGTACATCTCGAACGACATCATCAAAGAAGTCTTTCACGAAGCGGCAGACGCGCGCGTGTTTACGCTGCTGCTGGCCGTTACGTCGCAGCGGAATGCTGTGCCGCAGAACACTGGCATGGCGCTCAATCTTTTGCTGCAGTACCGCGCGGCAGGACGAAAAATCCCGGAGGGCGGGTTCCTTGGAGGCATGACGGGGGTGATGGAAAACGCGGCGAACGTTATTCGGGACGGGGCAGTGGCGGGCAGTAAGATCGGGGAGTTCGTGCGGGCGCTAGATGGCGACCCTAATGCCGTGGTTACGGATATCTGGATGGCGCGCGCGTTCGGCTTGAAAACCGACACACCGACCGATCGGGAGCACCGTATCATTCAACGTATCGTGACGACGAAGGCCAAGGAGCTGGGCATGACGCCGAGTTCTCTGCAGGCGGCGATTTGGAACGGGGCCGCACGGGCAGATTTTGTGCGACGGGGCAGGCCGTTCCCCGAAGAGGACTTCAAGGGCTATGGGTCGCAGCTCTTGCGTCGCGCGCGGGACACGGACCCCGAGTTCAAACGCACGTCCGGAAGTGGCAAGAACAAGATCACGTTGCCCATTCCCGCTGATCACGAATACTTCGGCATGTTTTCGCAGGCCTCCGTGCGGACGTGGGAGATCATCGGCGGGAGCACCTACAAGCGCGCGCTGTTGGGGCAGATCCGCGATCGCATCCGCACGCGCTCTCGCTTCTACAAGGTGGACCGTGCATCGTCGGCGCTTCGCATGCTGCTGGCGCTCACTGTGCTGGAGGCAGGCCTTGATGAGCGGAAGTGGCGTCGTCTGGTCAGCACCGCGTTAGGGGGCGTGCCGCCCAATGGCGCGTGGGAATCGGCGTGCCGTGATGCAGAGCCGTTTTTTAATGCGGGCCGACAGTTTAACATCGCCGCGCAAACCGAGTCCGTCGCGAAGCGCGCCATCCTCTTCGCAGCCGCGTTCGTGACGGTTTCCGCAAATCACCCGTCTCCCCTGCCATGAAATACACTACGTTCCGCCGCGCGCTGGCCGCTGTGTTGAAAGGGACGACGACAATGCCCGTCGTTTCGGGGAACCCGTACCGTGACGGGGCCAGTATGCGCTTCGCGTCGCGTGACGGGAGCGCGGGCGGCGCACCGGAAGCGAAAGACGCGGGCGGCGCACTTATGCGCCGGTCTGACCCCGTGCCGAATGCCAGCACCAAACAGCACATAGACCGGCGCTCGCAATCGGCATGGAATCGCGAGGGGGCGGAGGGGGTGATTCGCGAGCAAGCGGGGCGCGTCGATCAGAAGGCGGCGCTTGCCGAGCTGGCCGCAATGCGCGATGTCAAGCACCCGACGCGTGACAAGTCGATGAACGACATGGTCGAGCACGCGAAGACGCTTGATCAAAACGCGATCGAGTTAGGGCTCACGCCCGCGCAGCTGGAGAACGCTAACAACTTGGCATTCTCGCACATGCAGAAGTTCGGCAAAGACGCCGCCTACGATCGCCGCGCGGTGCTGGTGATCGGCCTCTCGGGCGCGGGCAAGACTAGCGTGATCAACGCCTTTCAGCGCGATTTGAACGGAGTCGAAATCGACTCCGATCACTTCAAAAAACAGCTTAAAGGATTCAACAACGGGCTTGGATCGATGGAGGTGCATGCGGAATCGTCCGTCTCGGCCAAGGCCGCGATGGCGATGGGCATCGAGTCGGGCGTCAACATGATCCTGCCGAAAGTGGGTGGCATGGATAGTGAAAAGTCTATCCGTCGTGAAATCGACAAGTTGAAGAAGGCGGGCTACGCCGTCGAAGTGCATCTCGTGCAGCTCGATCACACCGAGTCGATGAAGCGCGTCGTGTCGCGCTTCATCGGCACGAAAGAGAGTCCGGGGGAGCAGCTGGTGCCGGTGGACTACGTCGAAGCGATGAAGGGCAAGGAACCGATTCGCTTGATGGAAAAACTTGTCCGAGACGGGACACTTGATGGATCATCGTGGTCTATCCTGCACAACAATGTCGGACGCGGAGAGCCGTATGGAATCATTGCCCACAAAGGAAGCAACTCCCTCCTTGACAAAGTATTCGAAGGAAAATCGCCCAGCGATGTCGTACGCGCAGCGAATCGAACTCGACAGCGCAAACCTGCAAGTCGCCCTCGGCAGTCCCCTCGCCGAGGTTGAAGCCGCGTACCCAGAGCTGGCCGGGTGCATTCGCGTGCCCACAGCAGCGGAAACAAAGCAGATCGCTGAGGGCGCGGCGGTCATGCGGGCGTACGCAACCGCGTACGCGGCGCGCAAGAAACACACCAAGTGATAGGAGTCGCACGTGACTGACGCGCTGAGTGGAGACATTGATGCCGGAACACCATCGCCCGCGAAACTCGCGCAGGAGATTGGTGCGTCCGGGCTGCTCGGCGCGTCGGCGGGACAGGGCTACATCTACGACGAGCGCTTGCCCGAACTGCAAGGGATCGCGGGACGCCGCACGCTGCGGAAGTTGGGCGAAGACCCGGTCGTGTGGGCGTCGCTGTACGCGATTGAGCAACTGGTGCGGCACGTTGCATGGCGCGTCGAACCCAACGCGGACGCCCCTGAGTCCCATGGCGAGCGGGGCGTGAGCTTTGTCGAGGGCGTGTTGTTCAAAGACATGGATGTACCGTTTGCGGAAGTCGTGAGCGACGCCGTCTCGATGCTCGCGTTCGGATTTTCGATTCAAGAGATCGTGTTCAAAAAGCGGAAGGGGCCGAACACGAACTCCTCAAAATCGAGTCTGTATGACGATGAGCATTACGGGGTGGCACGTCTTGCGTCGCGCAATCAGGACACGATCCAGCGCTGGATTTATGGGCCAGAAGCCGATCGTCTCATCGGCATCGAGCAACTTGTCCCGGATGGAATGACCGGCAGCGTGCTTATCCCCTACTGGAAAACGCTCCACTACCGCACGACGGCCAGCCGTAACAACCCGGAAGGGCGGGCGCTCACGCGTGGCGCGTATCGGTCGTGGGTGCGGAAGCAGGAGCTGGAGCACGCCGAGGGACGCATCATGTCACGCGCGGCGGGCATTGTCGAGATCCGCATCCCGGCGCGGTTTCTTGCCGCAGGCGCGTCGCCCGAAGAAGCGGCGGTGGCCACCGCGTTTCGCGTTGCGGCGGATCGCATCGCTCAAGAGCGTCAAGGCAGCCTGTTGCTGGCCAGCGATCGCGACGCGTCAGGCAACTACCTGTACGACATCACCTACAAAACCACGGACTCGCGCCGTGCGACGGAAGTGTCTGCGGCCATTGAGCGCTACGATCGTCGCATCGCGATGACGATGCTGACCGATTTTTTGCTGCTGGGCCACGAAGCGGTAGGCAGCTTCGCCCTCTCCGATTCGAAGACGAGTGTCTTCGCGCGCAGCATCTCCTCTCTGCTCAACAACATCGCCGATCAGTTCAACCGCGTGTTGCTCCCGCTGCTGTGGAGCGTGAACGGATTTGACACGAGCGTCATGCCCACGATCGTTGCGGGCGATTTGGAGGATCGGGACGTGGCCGCTGTTGGGGCCTATCTGTCGAGCTTGGCCGGTGCGGGCATGCCGTTGTTTCCCGATGAGGCGACGGAAAACTACCTGCGCGATCTCATAGGCTTGCCGACCAAAAGCGAAACCTCGCAGGCAGCGGCGCAAGTGCAGACCGGCGCAGCAGGGCAAGGAGAGCCTGTGGCAGGCGGTGAGGCACCTGCGCCGCCCGGACAGGGCCAAGGTCCGCCCACGGGGTTGCAGGCTGCTGGCGGGGCTGCAGCGCGTCCCCCGTGGGCAACGCCCGCGCCGCCGGATCCGGATGACGACGACGCGGACGACGCCGCGTGATTCCCTCATCAAGAAAAGCACGCAGCGTCGGACGCGCGCCGCTCCCGCAATGGGCCGGTTCCGTCACGAAGGCGCGCGGGGACGATTTGCTCGATGCGTTTGTGCGCCGCGCCAATAAGCTCACGCCGCTGATCCGCTCACAGGTGATGAGATTTTTAGAAGCGGTGGGCGAGAGCGCGCCCGAGTCGCTATGGGAGCGCGCGCTATCTACGGGAGATATCACGCCGTTGTTTGAATGGGTCTGGAGCAACGTCAGCACGCCCTCGGCAACGCTTCGTGTCGAGCTGGGGCGCGTGGTGCGACAGGCGGCACTGCGGGAAGGCGCGTGGATGTTTCCGGTGGGGGCCACGGTCGCGCAGATTCGCTTCGACACGGCGAACCCGCTCGCGATCACCGTGCTTGAGGACTACGCGTTGCCTTTGGTGCAACAGATGCGCGAGTCGATGAGAAAAACGCTGGCGCGTGTCGTCGCGGAAGGAATCGGAAAGGGATCACCGCCCGCTGAGATGGCGCGCTTGATGCAGCGCACGCGTGGCTTCTCGCTCACGGAAAACCAGTGGACGGCGGTGAACAACTATCGCACCGAACTGGAAACAGGGCGATCGTCACGGGCGCGTCAGTTAGTGGACCGCCGCTTTTCGACGACCAACATGTCCCCCGAAAAAGTGGATCGCATGGTGGGCCGCTACGCCGAGCGCTACCTCCGGTACCGCGCGGAAACGATCGCACGGAGCGAGTCGATTCGCGCGCTCAACACCGGCAACTGGCTGGCGATGCACTACGCCGCAGAGGATGGATTGGTCGAGCGCGAGGAGATGGTGCGTCGGTGGTTTCCTGCGGCGGACAATGCGACGGGCGGCGGGCCGTGCCCGATCTGTCTCGACATCGCGATGCGAAACGAAAACGGCGTGGCGTTTGACGAGCCGTTCATACTCAACGACGCGGGCGACACCATCATGCAGCCGCCCGCGCATCCCAACTGCCGGTGCGTCGTGTTTTCCCGCCCGCGCATTGTTCCGACCGAGTCGTTCACACTTCCCGAGGCGTACCTACCGCCCCGACTACGAGGCCGCGCGAGAGCGGTAGGAGCCGTCCCATGAGCAGTATCTCACCGACCGAAGCGTTACGCCTCGCCGTCTTGGCTATCCGACACGCCGTGTCACACGGCGACGTGGAAAAACTGGATGCCGATCTCTCGCGTGTGACTGAACGCGTGGCCGTCGCGTCACGCCCACAGACGCGCTCGATCACGAAAGTCGATCACGCACAGCGGTTGGTGTACGGGTGGGCTCTGGTCACGAAAGATGGCGGCGAAGATGTGCAGGACTTGCAGGACGATCTCGTAGACGGCGAAGAGATCCGCGAGACAGCGCACGCGTTTATCAAGGGCGAACGGGTGCTTGGTCGCATGCACACCCTCATGGGCGTCGGGGAGGTGGTCGAATCTGTCGTGTTGACGAAAGACATTCAGGACGCGCTTGGAATCGATCTTGGTGTGGAGGGCTGGTTCGTTGGCGTACACGTGACGGACGACGACACGTGGTCGCGCGTACAAAAAGGAGAGCTACGCATGTTCAGCATTGGGGGAACCGGAGAGCGACACCCTGTCATCGCGAAACGCGCAGGCGGGGCCGTGCTTTTTGCGGAGGCGTATCGTGCATAAGCCGCGAGGAAACTGGCTGCGAAAGATTCGCCTCAAGGAGCTGAGTTTGGTGGATCGCGGAGCCAACCCACGCGCCCACTTTGTGATCACGAAGCGGGACGCCTCGTCCAATGTGCTGATGTTTTCTGATGCGGCGCGCTTGATGCGCTGCGCTACCCTCCGACCACACTGATCATGTCACTTCGCACGATTTTGTCAAAGCTGGGCATCGCCAAGAGCGCCCCCACGACCACGCTCGATCAGATGTCGGCGGCGCTGCATACCAGCCTCGTTTCGATCTCGAAAGACGCGACACCGACGCAGCGCCCCGCGCTGATCGATCAAACGCTCACCCAGTTCCGCGACGCGCTGCACGATGAGATGGCGCGCCGTAGTCTGCTCGCAAAAGCCAAGATGCCCCCGAAAGATGGCGGCACGTTGTTCGGGTCTGATGAAGACGAAGACGCGATGGACGACGACGCGATGGACGACGACGCGATGGACGAAGACGAGACGTACGAGGAAAAGGCCTACGAGGAAGATGTGACTGACGAGGACGAGACAGCGTCCGCTTCGTCAGACTCCATGGACGACGCTACTGACGATTCAGATGAGGAAGACGAGGACATGAACGCAACCGTGAAGAAGCAGTATACGGATCGCATCGCCATGCTTGAGGCCAAGCTCCGCACCACGACGGTGCAGAAGGCGGACATCGAGAAGATGCGCGAGACGATCGCCAAGCACGAAGACCGCGCCGCGTTGGCCGACTCGCTCGCGCAGTCGCGCGCTGTGTTGGGCGACATGGCGACAGTGGAAGAAGTCGCCAAGGTGGCCGAACAGATTCGCAAGGGATTCGACGTGTCGGTGCTCGCACCGATCGCCAAGCAGCGCGAAGTGTTCGCCAAAGCCGCCATGCTCACGCATGAAGTCGGCACGGCAGTGCGGGGCGGGGATTCCTCCCCCATGGCGGAGCTGGCGAAAGCCGCGGCGTCGGTCATCGAGAAGAACGACAAGCTCACGCAGGAGCAGGCCATCGCTCGCGCGCTGGAGCTTAACCCCTCACTGTACGACGCCGCGATCGCGCGCTAAGGAGATCTGACGATGGCTTACCAAGTTCACGCATTCAAGCTGGGCACGTTGGTCGCGGGCGCGGATCTGAGCGCGCCCAGCAATCAGTACCGCGCCGTGCGGATCAACAACGCTGGCAAGGTGATCCTCTGCGCCGCAATCACGGATGTAGCGATCGGCGTGTTGCAGAACACCCCAACACTCGATCAACCCGCTGAGATTTGCTGCGTCGGGGCCACCAAGTACCGCGCGGGTGCGGCCACGACCGCAGGACTCAACCTCTCGTGTGGCACTGATGGGCGGCCGATCACAGCGGCAGGCGTCGGCACCCCCGTGTTCGGGGTGGTGCTGGAAGGCACCGCTGCGGCAAACGAAATCGGCACGGCACTGATCGGCGTGACGACTCGTCAGCTGACCGCCTAACCTCACACTGGAGATTTATTCAATGAGCGCATTCGAAGCCCTGCTGGCGAAGCTGGAAGGCCGCACGCAGACGATTACAAAGAACCAGCCGACCAGCACCGCCGCGCATTTCAACGTCCCGCTGAACAACATCGTCGTCGCCTACATGCAGTCGGCAAACATGGTCAGCGAGGCGGTGTTCCCCGTGGTGCCGGTCGCCAAGCAGAGCGACCTGTTCTACAAGTATGACATCGACACGTTCTATCGTGACGATGCCAAGCCACGCGCGCCCGGTACCGAGTCGGCGGGTGGCGGGTTCACGTTCAACATGGACAGTTACAACTGTCTTGTCGAAGCGTACCACAAGGACATTGACGAGCAGCTGCGCGCCAATGCCGACAGTGTGCTGCAGCTCGATCGCGCGGCCTCGTTGTTCGTGGCACAGAAGATGGTGCTGCGTCGCGAGACGCGTTGGCTAGACACGTTCTTCAAGCAGGGCGTGTGGGCAACCGATTGGGCGGGCGTGGTCGGCGTGCCGACCACGAATCAGTTTCAGCGCTTTGATGTCGCCTCGTCGGACCCCCGGTTGGTGGTGGAAGCCACCAAGCTGCAGGTACTGGCCACCACGGGCTACGAACTCAATGTCGCCGTGTTTGGCGCGGCAGTGATGTCGCGGCTGGTGACCAATCCGTTCGTGCGCGAGCAGTTCAAGTACACGAGCGCCGAGTCGATCAATGAGGAGATGGTCGCGCGGTACCTTGGACTCGACAACGTGTACGTCTCCAAGAGCGTCGTGGCGACCGGCAACGAAGGCGCAGCGGCCACGGTGGGATTGCAGGCAGGCCGACACGTGCTGTTGGCACATCGCGCCGCTGCCCCGAGTGTGATGGCCCCGTCAGCGGGCTACACGTTCTCGTGGACGGGCTTGACGGGCGGGGGCGTGAGCACGACGAAGTTCCCGCTGGTGCAGCTGGCCTCCGATCGTGTGGAGTCCCAGATGGCGTATGACTTCAAGGTGGTCGCGCCGCAGCTGGGCGTGTTCCTCCGCGACGCTGTCTCCGCACCGTGAGCCAGAATCCGAGGGGACTCAAGCTGGTGGCGCTTGATCGTTTTCTCTGTGGGACCGGCGTGGGAGAGTACCACGCCGGGGCCATTATCACGGACGAAGACACATGGCCGGACGGTATGCTGGTCACGCGGCTTGAGCGCGGGACGGTGGCGTACATGCCCGCTGATGCCGCGCCCATGACTGAAGAGGAGTTGGCCGCACACGCCGATGCCGAGATGCTCGCCGCATTGGAAGCGGACGAAGCGGAAGCGGCAGAAACGGCGGATACGGAAAAGGCGGCTGCAAAGACCGCATCCCGTAAGTAGGGGGGGCACATGCCCATCGTAATCGAAGATGGGACGGGACTGTCCGCCGCACTCTCGTACCAGAGTGCGGCGGACGTTTCGGTATACCTCACTGCGCGCGGTCTGGGCACGACATGGACGACACTGTCCGTCGCAGAGCAGGACATCGCGTGTGTCCTCGCGACGGACTATCTCGACAACCGGGAACGGTTTCAGTATCGAGGCGCGCGCACGATCGACACCCAAGCCCTGCAATGGCCGCGTATCGGTGCGATCGACGACGATCGCATGCCGCTGCAGGGCGTGCCGGTGCTCATACGTCGCGCGCACGCCGAACTCTGTGGCGTGCTGGCGTCGCGTGCCGGTGCGAGCGGCTTGACCCCACAGGTCTTGCAACCCGCCCTCGCGCGCGGCGGGCAAATCGTGAGTCAAAGCGGCGCGGGGTTTTCACAGACCTTTGCGTCCAACGCGCCCACAGAAACAACGTACGTGGCGCTGGTGGGACTCCTGAAAACGCTTCTCACGAACACGTCGAATGCCGTGCTCCCGTACATGACGTTTGTGGACGACGCGCACGCGTTTCTTCCGGACTAAGTGATGGACTACGACGCGCTCCGTGATATGGCGGAAAGCATGCTGCAGCAGTTTGGCTCTATCACGTCGCTGCGCGTCACAACGGGCCGCGTCGTCAATCCGGCGACGGGGGTCGTGACGAATGCAGGCACCACCATGATGCATGATGTGACGTTGGTGTCGTTGCCGGTCACCTCCGTCAGTGCGCTCGGGGAAGACCCGTCGAACCGGCGGAAGCTGGTGATGACGGCACGCCGTGTTGTGCCGAAGGAAGGGGATGAAATGTGGATCGAAGGCGCGTGGCGCTTCCTCGGTCCCGTCACGCCGGTCGCGCCCCACATGGGCGAAGCGGTTGTGTACAACGCGACGCTTACGCTATGAGCCGAACTCGGGGGAACGCGCGCATGTTCGAGCACGCGCTGATTGCCGTGGAAGGCGCGACCGTGGCGGAGATCCGAAAGATCGCGCAACTGACGTGCTTTCTGATGGCGGAAAACATCATCGTCGGCGGCACGTATGGGAATGCCACGGGCACGCCGGTCGATACCGGCTACGCGCGCGCGCAGTGGACGCCGAGTTTGCATGAGCCGGTCAAGCGGGTGAGCGCACCGGACCAGAGCGGGCAGCGCGCGTCTGACGACGTAGGCACCACCGTCGCGAGCCTTGAACTGGGCAACGAGTTTTGGCTCACGAATGGGGCGAGCTACATTCGTCCGCTTGAGGCGGGGTATAGTCGCCAAGCGCCGCTTGGGATGGTCGCGCCCGTGCTGCTAAACGCACAGCCGATCGTAGACTTGATCGTGAAAGCGCGCCGTGCCTACGCGGCGGAGCAAGTCTGATGCCCGTCCCCGATCAGGTGCTCACAGCGCTCCGGACGCGATTGCTCACGGTGGCGGGGCTGCCCGCGTTTCGCTACTGGGAAAACATCATCCCGAGTACCAGCGCGACGAACAAAGACGCGTATTCTCGCGATGCGCTGGCACTGGGATCGAAGCGTCCACTCTCGCTTGCGGTCAACGCGGCGGGCCGACGCTGGTGGCGGTGGGAGGGAGCGCTCTATCGTGTCACGCTGCACTACCCGGCCAACACGCATCTGCATGCGCCGCTTATTGTGGCCGACGCCGTTGCTGTTGCATTCCAAGCCTCGTCTCTCGCCACAGTAGACGGCACCAAGCTCAATGTGGACTCGTCACGGATCCCTGCAGCGAGTGGGGATGACACGGGCACGGCGCTGGCCGTAGAGATTCGTTTTCACTTCGATCAGTTTGACCCATAATCACAGGAGCACGAAATGACGGTGCCGTTTGCTATCAGTACCAATGCCACGCTGGGGATCAATCGGGAGACGGTCTGGGGAACCCCGTTGACGACTGGTGCCCGCGCGCTTCGCATCACCGGGTTCAACAACCGCCCCGAGTTCGGCACGACCGAGTCGGCAGAAATCAACTCGGCGCATCGCGAGACAGCGGATCTTATTCGCACGTCGCAGAAGGGCACCGGCACCATTGAGGCCGAGATGATTTTCGACGTGTTCGACACGTTGATGGAATCCGCATTCGGTGGCCTGTTCGCGGCGAACGCGTTGCAGCTGGGCAAGACGCGCGTGTCGTACTCGCTGCAGGAACACTATACCGATCTCGTGAACGCGTTCATCGTGTACCGTGGCTGTATCACGAACTCTATGAGCGTGGCCGTGACGGTGGGGCAGCCGATGCGAACGTCGTTTGGCTTCACGTCGCGCGCTCCCACGACGGAAGTGGCGACCATGATCGGGCCGGTGGCGGCGGCGAACACCAACGTCGTGATGAACCCGCTGCAGCACATTTCGTTGGTGCAGCAGGGCGGCTTGTCGATCGACGGGTGTCAGGCGTTCGAGTTTCAGATTCAGAACGAACTGGCCGAAATCCCGTCGTTGACGAGTGCGGATCTCGTGTCCATGCTGCTAGGGCGCGTCATGGTCACCGGATCGTTTGCCGTGTTCAAGCAGTCCAATGTGCGATTCGCGCAGGCGCTCACCAACGCCCCGACCACGCTCGCGCTCACCGTTGGAGAAGGTACGCGCACGTACGCGTTCACGATGCCGAACGTCCGCATTCAGTCCGTCGAATCGGGCGCGAGCGGTTCGAATCCGCTGCTGGAGCGGTTTTCGTTTACGGCGCTGTACAACGCCGCCAACAGTTCGCTGCGCGTCGTGCGGGGAACGGGCGCATAAGACGCCCGTACGCGGTACACGGGCCGTCGTCTCGACACACACGTCGGTGTGCGATGCGGCGGCCCGTTGGCACACACCGGAGATAGTACGACATGGACATTGCACTACTGGACACCACGACCCTGTCCGAGGAAGGGGTCGCGATGAAGATCCGCGATCCACGCGTGACGCGCGATTTTGAGAAGGACAGTGACACGCGCCCGTTTCTGCTCGATGCGTCGGGAGAGCCGGTGACGATCACCCTGCTCGGCCCCGACAATCCGAAAGTCGCGCGCATGATGCTGCCCCAGCGCGCACGGTTTCAAACGGCGGCGCTGGCCGCGCAAGGACGCAAAGGCGTGACGTTCACCGCCGACGATGTCACGCGCGATGAGCGCGAGACGCTCGATATCGTGGTCGCGGCGACCGTGACATGGGCCGGATTTACCAATGGCGACGCCGTGCATCCCTGCACCGCAGAACATGCGCGCGCGCTGTACAAGACGAGCACGGACATTCGCGATCAGGCGATGGCGTTTATCCGCGACCGGGGAAACTTTTTGCCGAGCGTCTTGACCGACTGATCTTGTTTGCCCGCTGGCATTACGCACTCCAGCGGGCAACACCGGACAGCAAGACCATGACCTACCGCACCCAGATCGAAGGGGCGGCGGGGTCGATTGAGGCTGCAGAGGCGCTCCTGCAGGGACCACCATTCGAACGCACGCTGGCCGAGGGCTGGGTGCTCTTCGACGAAGTCGCATTAGCACGCACCGGCACCGGCTTTGGGCTTGCGCCCATCTCCTACGCCGAAATGATGGCGTGGTCGCGCCTCACACGCACGAAGATCCGCCCGTGGCACGTCGCGGTCATGCGCGCGCTTGATGTGACTTTCCTGTCCGCTATGGCCGTCGAAGATAAAGACATCAACTTCAGCAAACTGGCGACCGCCGACGACCCTTCTCCAGACCGCCCCTAAGCATGGACATCGCAGAACTCGCGCTCCGGGTTGATACGTCAGACCTTCCGCGCGCGCAGACGGAGTTTTCCCGCATGCGTGAGTCAACCGTGCGCTCGGCCAACGACATGGAAGACGCGATGTCGAAGCTGGAAGGGACGATGAAGGCCGCGCTGCGATTTTTCGGGATCTATCAGTTCTCGGCGTGGATCAAGGGGAGCGCGGACATGGCCGCGAAGTACGACACGCTCGGCGTCGTGATGACACGTGTGGGCAAGCAAGCCGGGTACACGGACGCCGCGCTCACCGGCATGGCGAAAGGGTTGGGCAATCTCGGGTTCTCGATGATCGAGTCCCGCGATGCGATGAACAAGCTGCTACGCGCCAAGATCGACTTGACTCGCTCCGAAGAGCTGGCCACCGTGGCACGCGATGCGGCCACGATCGCGCACACCACGGAAGCGCGTGCGCTGGAGACGCTGATCAACGGCGTGAAAACGGCGAACACGGCCATGCTCAAAAATCTCGGCATCCGTGTGTCGTTTGCGAGCGCATACGACAAACAAGCGGCGGCGCTCGGCAAGAACACCGAACAGCTCACGGAAGCGGAAAAGACGACGGCGCGTCTCAACGCCGTGATTGCCGAGTCTACGCAGATTGCCGGGGCGTATGAGGCAAGCCTCGGCACGGCGGCAGGCCAGCTGCAGGCCCTGAGTGGTAACGTGGACGACTTTCGCGTGAAGATTGGGCAGGCCTTTCAACCGGCATTTACGGAAGGGGTGCGCGTCTTTGGCGTGACGATCAAAGTGTTGTCCGACAACGTCGGGATTATTCTCCCGTTGATTGCCACGCTGGCCGTGCGGTACGGCGCGTTGCAGCTGGTGCAGCGCGCCACGTCGGACGGGACGCGCGGGGCGATCGCTTCCTTCAAGTCCATGTTCACGTCCACACGAGATGGCGCGTCAGCCGCGCGCGACGCCGCGCAGGCGGGGCTGGAAAACGCATCGTCTATGATCGCGCAGCAATCCGAAAGCAAGCGCCTACTGGGCGACATGGTGCTGATGGCCGATGGGGCGAGAAACGAAGCGCGTGGGCATCGCGACGCGGCGGCGGCGCAAGTGGAAAGCGCCGGGAGCAGCAAGCAGCGGAAGGCCGCGATCGCCGCGCTGGACGTGCAGACGCGGCTGCTTACCGAAGCGGAAGCGCAACTCTCGATCATCCGCGCGCAGCAAGGGGTCGTGAATGATATGATGCGCGCGGATCTCATTGCCGAGGGCGCGGCAAAGGTGCGCCTCACCGCGACCACATTGGCCCTCGCCGAGGCGCAGCGCGTTGCCGCGATGGCGATGACGGGGCTGCGCGCAGGCGCGAGCAAGCTGCTGGCCGCGTTTGGCGGGCCGTGGATGGTCGCGATCGCCGCCGCGACGTTTGTTGTTTCAAAGCTGGCTGCCGCGCACAACGACGCGAAGCGCGCGCTAAGTGAGCACAAAGAAGCGATTGAAACAAATCTCGTGGCGATGGATGCCGCGTACGTGCGATCGAAGGCGACCCAAGACGCATGGCGCTCCGGATTGCGCGGGAGCGACGACGCGCTCACCAAGACGGCGCTGGCATCGCGCGCGTACACGCGCGGCATTGAGGATCTGGAAGCGTCCACAGAAACCGCACGGCAACAAGTGCTCAACATGTGGAACTCTGTCACATCGCTGGGGGCAGGGCTCAACCTGTTGAAAAAGGACAGCATCACGTTCGCGCGTGAGATGGACACGCTAGATGACAAGTTCACGCAGGGCCGCATCTCGCTCAACACGTATTACAGCGAGCTGGATCGGTTGTCCGTCAAGTTCCCGGCGTTCCGCGAGGAGATTCGGGGCGTGCAAGGCGCGCTCTCGTTTCTCGATCTCACGCAGAAAAAAAATGCGGAGTCCCTGAGCGCGTTGAAGCAACCGCTGCTCACGACGATCGGATTTTTTGAACGCTACCGCACGGCGGCGCAGGAGGCGGCGGACGCGCAGGCGTCGCTGCTCGGCAAGGGGGTTCCCGACAAAGTGGATCTTGGACAGTTCGGGCGCGACGCGGAAGAAGAGAACACGTACCTGCAAATGCGGCAGGGCGCGAGCGGGAGCGTGGAGCAGCTCAAAAGTATCGAAGATGTCATCACGGGAATGAAGGCGGCAAAATCGGCGGTGCGTGAACTCGCGCAAGCGCAGGAGACGCTCGGTGTGGCCGTTGGAAAAACCGGCGACCAGATGCGCGCCGAGCTGGAAACGCTTGGGAAAAAAGAAGCCGCGCAGGCGATCAGCATCATGCGAATCGATCAAGTCGGGAGCGCCCAACAACAGGCGGCGGCAAAAGAGTTGGCGGCACAACGGGCGGGGCTTGAGCAGGGCGTTCTCGTGTACGACGCGGCGGTCAAGTTGGCGGGACAAAACACCACGCTGACCCGCACCGTAGAAAAGCAGGCCGAAGCACAGGGGAAGGCAACCGCCGCGCTGAAAGAAGGTACGAAAGCGTTTCAGCAGATGGGCAGCGATGCGGAAATAAAAAAGATGCCGGAATACTTGCGGGACATTGAGGCATCGTACCGCAGCACGAACCTCGCGATTGATGACCTCGCAAAAAGTCTCGGGGCCACGCATCCGCTCATCGCGCAAATGCGCGGAGAAGCGGCGCGCGTCAGAGCGGAACGCACCGACGATGCAGTCGCCACCAAATCGCTTGACGACAGCGTGCAGCGCGCGACCTTGTTGCGCGATCGCTACGCGGTGCTCACGCTCGCCATGCTGCAGTACCGCAAGGCGAACAAGGATGCTGCTGCGGATGTCCTGAAACTGCGGGAAGGGGAAATGCGCCTCGCGTACGATCGCGAGTCGCAAGCGATGGCACGCGAAGAGCGCGTGCTTCGGTTGACGCGCGTGGCATCGACGGGGACGGTCAACGAAATCAAAGGCGCGTCCAATGAAGCGGGCCGCACGCTGGCCGAACTGGACGCGAAGAAGCGCATCCAGATTGTGAACGCGTCGATGGCCACGACGACGGAAAAGCGGTTGGCGGCGGAACGCAACATCGTGGAGATCGACAAGCAACGGGGGCCGGTCCTGTCGGCGCTCGGCGAGATGAACGCGCGCATCAATCGCGACACCGTGATCGCCTTGGCGCTGACTGGGCAGCAGGCCCGCGCCGCCAAAGAAATGTTCATGGGCGCGCTGCAACAGATGCAGCAATCCTTCACCGCGTTCTTTCAGCGTGTGCTGGTTGAGGGCAAAGGATCGTTTGGGGATCTCGGCAAGGCGCTCCTCGCGTCCGTGCTCTCCATGCTCGCGGGCATCTCGGCGATGAAAATCGGGTCGCGCATTCAAGACGAAATCTTCGGCGCACTGGGCAAAGACGGCGTGACGAGAGAAGGTGGGCTCATTGGCGAAAACGGGTTCACCACGAACCACAAGGGCATGTCCAAGGGGTTGATGGGCCTCGGCATCGCGGCGGGCGCAGGCACGGCAGGGTATCAGTCCGCGAGCCCGGTGATGGGGATGGCGTCAGGGGCCGCAATGGGGGGCATGGCCGGTTCGTTGGGCGGACCTATAGGGGTGGCAGCAGGCGCGGTCATCGGTGGCGTGGCGGGGCTGGTAGGCGGCTTATTCGGGCAGGCCGCGAAAGCCAAGGAAGCGGCGGCGGCGATGAAGCAAGCGGGACTCGACTTCAACCGCTCGCTGCAGGAGATGGCGGCGGCGCGGTTGAACCCCGCCGCGTCGCAGTTTGAAGCGTTGTACAAGGCGGGCGAGGCGTTGGTGCAGATGCTCCGCGAATCCACAGGCACGACGCAACGGGGTGATACCGTCTCGTGGCGTGCGGATGTGCAGGGCGCGAACGCGATCGGGCCGCGCAGCGAGGCGTCGATCCGCGCGGAGTTCGAGCCGCTGATCGCCGCCGCACGGGCCGAAGCGGCGCGCACGGGCGGGGTGATGGCGGCGTTCCAGCGCAAGTTGGCGGATCGCACGCAGGCGTACATGGAGGGGTTGATCCGGACAGTCGAAGAAATCACGCTGTCCATTCGCGCGCAGGGCGTTCAGCTGATTCGTGATATCGAAAAGCAATACCTCGTCTCGCAAGATCGCGGAGACGAGGCCGCGCAAATGGACGCGATGGACGCGCAGCTTGGGCGCATCAACACGATCGACGCGGCACGAAATAGCGGCGGCATTACCCCAGACGAGATGGTCATCCTGCTGCAGAAGAGCAGCGACATTTACATCGCGTCGATCGCCGCGATTGAAAAAGCGGCGAAGGAACGCGCCGAAGAAGCCGATCGCAACAAAGCGACGTTTGGCACCACCACGGAGGCGCGCATCATGGACGCGACGGGACGCGGGACCGAAGCGGCGGATCTCCGCATGGAGCTGCGCTTTGCCGAAGAGATTCGTCTCGCCAAAAAAGAAGGCTACGACACGACACGATTGGAAATCGCGCAGTTAGCAGAGCGCAATCAAATCCTCAAAGAAGCCGCGCGGTTGTACCGCGAGGGCAATGAAGATTTGGTCGTGCGCGAGCTGCGCGCGAACGGCGACACGCTCGGGGCAGATAAAGAGTCGCGCCGGTTGCGGAATGATCGAGAGTATACCGCCGCCGAGGAAAAGTTTGGGGTGAACGATCCGTATGTGAAACACTTGCAGCGCGTGTACGCGCAAGAAGAAGCGTTCGAACGGTTGACGTTGCGGAAGGGCTTTGCGTCCGATTTGCGGCAACTCGAAATCTCCAACGCCGCAAGCCCCGTAGATCAAGCCCGTATGGCGGGCGAGGATGCGATCATCGCGGCGAAGGAAAAGTACGGCGTGCTGCTGAAAGCCGGGATCATTGACATCAACGAGTACGCCGAAGCGTTGGGGCGTGTCGGCGTGGGCGTGCAACGCAACATCGATCTCGCGCAAGCGCAAGCGGCCCAACAGTCGAGTGACTTCGATCTGATGACCTTGAACCTGCAAGCGGAGAACGATCCCTCACTCGCCCGAACAGCATGGCTGGCCAATAAGCAGGACGAGTTCGACAAGGCGACCGCAGCGGCGCGGCGGCTGTTGACCGAGATGGTGATTACCCCCGAGCAGTTCGACACATTCACGGCGGCGTTGGCGGAAAAGTTTTCGCCCGCTGCGCTCGATGCGGCGTACGCGACGCTTGATGCGGCGGCAGCGTTTCAAAAAGTCGTGACGATCATGCAGTCGAATCTCGCCTCCTTCAATCAAGAGTGGGCGGTGTTCGGAACAGACGCGGTGCAACAGGTGAAGGACTTGCGGTCCTTGTTTGGCTTTGAAGGACTGAGCGACGCGGATATCCGCGCCAAGTTCACGCGCACGACGGTGGGTGGCGAGTTGACCCCGTCTGAAAAAGCGATGAACGATAGCGTCGCGGCGTTTTTTCAAGGGCGGCGAAACGAGGACACCTTTTTGGCGCAAGAGGCGGCGAAAAACATTGTCCCGGTGGTAGACGAAGAAGTCGGGAACAGAACTGGGCGATCGGGTCGAAGCGGCGGCACGGAAACGAGCGGAAGTAGTGTCGTCACGATGGTGTCGCAAGATTTGGCGCAACCGCTCGGCGCACTGGTAGGCTACGCGGCGATGGAGGTAGCGATCCTGCGCTCGATCGATGCGAAGCTCTCGGGGGGCGTGGGGGCAACCCCAAACCGCGCAACGCCGGACGCCCCCGCACCGCTCTCACGGATTGACGCGATGATCGGTAATCGCACGTCGCTGTCGAGTCGCGCACTAGGCCGCGAGTACCGCGTATGATTCGCGCGCGCATTGATGTGTTCACCGCGCCCCCCGCGTTCGGGGGGCAGTACCTTCGCACGCTCGCGTACCCGAGGGAGGTTGTGCTCACCGAGGCCCTCGGCACGGAGCCGGACGCGCTGCAGCTCTCGCTCTCGAATGATGACACCGAGTTTGTCGAGCCGCGTCGGTGTTTGGTGCTAGTCGAAGACAACGGACGCGTGACGGATTGGTTGATCAATAGCACGGTGTATGGGCAACGCGACGGGCAGCTGCGTGTAGACGCGGTGAGCCCGCTGCTCTTGTTGCAAGAGCGTCAACCCTGCCGAAGAACCGGCGTGCTGGGCGCGTTTGAAAACTTCGATTTTACAGGGACGTTTCCGCTGTCATCGTGGATCGCGCAGACGGTGCTGGCCGAACCATTTTTGACGCAGGACGGGCTCTCGGGATTTGTCTTGGGCACGATCGAAGACGATCCGGTAATGACGATCGCGATCACGTCACGCACGTCGCGCTTGGCCATGCTGCGCCTCCTTGCAACGCAAGCAGGCCTTGAACTCGAAATCGAACGCGTGGACAACGGCGTGACCGTGGTCTACCGCGTGAACATGCGATCGTTCATCGCAGCGGAGTTGGACCCGATTGAATGGCACGTCGGCGAGCATCTGCACGACATGGTCGAAACGCGCCGCACGGATAATGTGGCGGCCATCGTTGCCCCACAGACTGCGAACGCGGTGTCGCCGTTATCGGGAGCGCTCTGGGAAATCGCGGACGTGCTTGCAGACGGCGCGTCGTCGTGGGTGACGCTGACCGATCCGTCTGGGGGCGATGGTCCGATCATCGAGTCGCAGCAGCTGATCGGCGCGTACCTCTTTGCTCAAGTCAGTGGGCACGTTGGACTCATTACCGACTCGCTGCACAGCGCAGGCGTGTCAATGGTGCGTGTGTCGGGCATGACGTTCGGTCCACAATCGCCCGATACGTCGATCAACAAGTTCGTCAGTGGGAATGATCTGCGGGGGCATCCCGACTACTGGGTGCCGCGCGCCGTGTCCGGCACGGTGTGGTTGAATGATCCCTCGGTTTTCCGCGAGGGCATTGCGTATCGTCGGTTAGGGTTTACCGTCGCGGGGGGCGTGTACGTCACACACCCGATGCACGAACTGCTGGCAACGGGGGGCGTCAGCACCACGTGGTGTGTGAGTGTGTATCTCAAACCGGCAGTCGGCGGGAACAGCAACTTTTTCACGTCGATCGGCGTGATGGACAGTGCGTACACCCGTCTCGCGTCGGCGCGCGTGCAGTGGGGGTTTCCTTCGCCGCACGGGGTTACGGGCGGCACGCAAACGCTTGTCGGCGATGGGTATATCCGCGTCACGATGACGTACACAAGCACCGTGCCCCCGCACTACGTGTTCCTGTCCCCGAACGACGTGCATGCGGGATCGGGGGCTAGTAACTCGTCTGTGCTGGTGGGCGGGCTACAAGTCCAGATCGGGAGCGTGGCCACGCCGTTTGTCGATCCGATGCCGTGGACCGCAAACATGCTGATCAACACGGCAGTGACCCCCAACACGGTCGCGTCGGTGGCCCCTCCCGTGTCCGCGCCCTCTCATAACAGCGACATGTCGCATACGTCGCCCGCGCTCGGGACGCTCTCCCAAACGCAAAAAGTCACCGCCTCCGTGTACTTCACGCCCGCAGGCGCAGTCGGGGGGCTGATCGTGCTGCAACTGCTGCAAGGGGCCACCGTGCGCCTCTACTTGGCCGTGAACCCCCTGACCATGACGATATCGTCGTTCGGGGAGCAGACGACCGTGGGCGAAAACGCGGTGCTTGCGAACGTGGGGAATGGCTGGTGGCGGATGAGCGCGAACACGCTTGCGTTGGATGCGAGCGCGTTGACCGCCACCGTAACGCGCACAGCAGGGCCGGGAGGTGGTGCGGGGATGGCGGGGCTGATGGTGACGGCGGGGGCCGATGTCCCGCCACAGACGACCACGCAGCAGTCCCTTCTCGTGTCCGGCGTCACCATCACGCCGCGCCGTACGGATGGGGATTTGTTCGACTACGTCAGTTTCGTCGCCGCGCCCCCCAACAAAGGACTGCTCACGCTCTCCCTCCCCAGCGCGCTCCTCGCGCTTGGTCCCGTGAGCGCTGTCGCCCAAGTGGCGCAGGAGTTCACGGACAACAACAACCTGTCGCAATCGTCATTCTCGCCACGGTCGTTCGCGAACTGGGACGCGCGCACCGTGGATATCGCGGACCCCTTACTGGCGCGCACCGGGGCCGTCGATGGGGCGCAAGCGGCATCCCTCAATACCCTTATCGTCAAAAACTTTCCGCCCAATCGGCGATTCGTCGGGGGGCAAGTGGTGCGGGTGCGCGGGGCGGTGGTGGTGGCGCTCAACGCTCCCGCCATCTCGGCGACTGGGAGGGCCACGCTGACCACGGCCCCCCTCGCCATCGCGCTCGCCGTCAACACCGCGCTCCCGGTGCAATGGCCGAACTACGGCACACCGGGGACGTTCAATGTCTCGGTGGATGTCGCACGCGCCGCTGGCGCGACCACGCTTCCGCTGAAAGGATTCCCGATCCCGCCGGTTGTCGTGGCGGCGGACTTCGCGCGCATGACATACACCGGCCCGATCGTGGTGTTCGGCAACGCGGCAGGACCGGATGAAGTGCTGGTCACGAGCGAGGGGTCTGCCACGATTTTCGTGGACCGGGCGGTCGTGGGCGACGATCCGATGCCGCTGGCGCTCGGCCCGAATAGCAACAATGTAGCGTTTCTCGGATTTGTAAACGGCGATCGGCAGGCGCTGCAGTTCATTATCGTGGGCGGCAACGGGACGGGGCTCATCCTCCCAAAGCAAGGCTTCTCCGACTTTGGCACGGTGACACGCGACGTGCCGATCCTCGCGCCGCCCACGCTTGCGCCGCCCGCGTTGGGCGGGTTGCCCTACGTCTGGTCGTCGTTCACACTGGAAGCGCCGTTCGGGACGATTGCCGAGTATCCGGGGGGATTCGTCGATGCGACGATTCGGTTCGTCGGCGCGAACGACATTGCGAAAGTGTGGGGGAGCGACTTCCCATCCAGCACCTTCGCGTTGCCCCCGTTCACGCCGGGTCGCGCCGCCGTCACGGACACCACGGTGGGGGCAGGCCTGTCGAACTACCGAGGGGTGGTGATGGGCGACGAGTTTTCCGTCAATGCCGAAACCGTGACCATGGCGCAGGGTGTGCAGACCCTCAACGCGTCAGGGGCGGGTACCCTGCAACTCACCGCAGCGCGCGCGAGCGCGACGATCAACAATGCGGTCGTGGTGGTGGAGCACCCGGACATTCCGGTCAACCTCCCCGGCAACGGCACCCGGATGCTGCTGCTGCATGGCAACTTCAATCAACTCCCATTCCTGTTCACGCCGGCGCTCACGGCGGATTTTGGCCCGGTCGCGATCACGATCCCGCTCCTCGGCGCTCCCGTGCCCGTGATCGCCAAGTGTGGCGTGTTGATTCACAACCTGAGCGGCACCGCGTTTGCGTTCGTCAACATCGGCGTTTTCGACGCGGACACCAACGTCCGGCTAGGGGGAGCGGATTCATTCACCCAACTGCCCGCGCAAGCCGGGGCAACGCACTACGTGGAGTACACGCAGGCGCTCAACATCACGCAAACGCGGCGGGTGCGGATCAGTGTGACCGCCGGTCCCGGCTTAACCGAGACGAACTACAAAGTCTACGTCGTGTGGGCGCTCTTCACACGCGGCGAGGACACGGGAGTGCCCTACTTTGCGGGGTCGCAGCTCAATCTCGTGTGGCAGCGCACGAACCGATTGCTCGCGGGCATGCTCGAACGCATCGCGTCGGTGCAGCTGACCCTGCACGAGTTTGTTCCGGAGGAGATGCCGCTAAAAGGGCAACGGATTTGGCTTCGTGACTTAGCACGCGCGCTCCGCGTCGTGGAAATAACCCGCGATCCACTCCACGGAACGGTGCGGGAAATCACGCTCGCCACCGCACTCGATCGTGTCTCGCGGTACGTCGCACTCACTCAAGGCAACTGATCGCGCATGCCTACCCAACTCACGACCGGCACCAGCGCGATCGCGACGATCAATCGTGTCGCGATCGGCACGCTTGGCTTGATCCCGATCGGCTTGTCCGGCTGGCTCTCGCAACCCGCATGGGAGCGCGAGGGTGCGCCGCTGACGAGTCGATACGGGAGTCTGCCGATTCCGTATCTCACGGTGGGGCCACGGACGATCGTCATGGATGCGCTGCTGGTGTGCCCCTCCATCGATCGCGTGACCCCGCTGGAGACACTGCGGCGCGCGCTGACGGGGCGCTTGGAGCTATCGACGATGGACGCGGCGCACACGTTGCTTTGGGCGCATTGCACCGGCATCGAAGTCAACGGCATCGCGCCCGAACTGATCTTCGCCGACGACTCCATCGCCGTACGCTTGACCTTCACGTGCTTCGATAGCGCGCGGTATCGCCGGTACCCGACGCTGTACACGGTGCGGGCAGGCGCGCCCGCCTCCGTGGCCTCGGGGACGTTGCCGAGCGTGGCCGTCTACACGCACAACGGGCCGCACACCGGCCCGCTCACCATGGGGTGGCGGGCTGCGAGTCGCATCTTGATGGAAGCGCTGACGATTACGACGACCCTGACTTCGACGCAACGACTCGAAATCGACATGCAGCGCAAAACATTCACGCGCTATACCGACACCAACATCGCCGTCCGGATCTTGACGGCGACAATTACCAGCGGTGTGTTTCCGTCATTCGCCGCACGCGACGCGGGGTATAATCCGCGCGATGAGCGTGAGGCATGGCCGACCTTTGAGATCAGCACCGGATCAGGGCTGCTCTCCGTGCGTGAGGCGTGGGCGCAATGAACCTGTGGCCGACGTACGGCACGCTGTCGCCGATTGCGGATCTTGAGGTCGCGTCGCGCTGTCTCTTTTCGTGGGACGCGGCAGATGGGAATCTCGTGGCGCGCTCGGGGCAGGTGGGCACGTGGTACCGCGCCACTGCCGGATCCGTGACGGATCGGTGGGGGCATGTGGCCGAGTGCGCGCCGGGGATGCCGCGCTTTACCACCGTGCAACCCGTCGCGGATGTTCACGAAACGGCCCTGCTGGTCGAGTCCCCCAGCACGAACCAATGCCCCCGCAGCAACGAACTCGATCAGTGGCCGTGGACGCCCGTCACGGTGACGGGCGTGCCGAACGCGCGGCCCTACGGCGCGGTGTCGCTCACGCGATTGGAAGATGCCAGCACCACGGTGCAAGGGCTCACGCACATCACGTGTGCGATGACGGCACCGCACGCCACACTCAGCGCCTACATCGAAGCGGGGGAAGTGCGCGCGGCCAGCGGCACGACGATTCGACTGCGCGACAACAACGCCAATGCGGTGCGCGGCGGCGTGGTGGTGACGTGGAATGCCAGTCTGGTGCCAAGCGTTGCGGCGGTGAGCCCGTCCGTGGCGGCGAATGTTCGCATCGAACGTGTCACGGCGACGTTGTACCGCGTCTCGGTGATCATCCCGAGCGGGATCGTGACCGGCAACAACAACCGCCTTGAAGTGATCCCGGCCACGACCACGTCCCAGACCGGCAGTGTGTATGTGGGAGGCGTGCAAATCGAAAACCTTCGCACCGTGACCTCCGTCATCGTCACGGACGGGGGCACGCGCAATCGCACGTACGACAAAGCCGAGTGGCCGATCCATCCCGTGTGGCACGATCGATTTACGATCCTGCTCGATGTGTTGACGCCACCGCACGCGAGTTACACGGGCGCGGCGGACTACCAAGCGGGCATCACCTTCATGGGCGGCGTGCGCCTTCTGCAAAACCAAAACTCGCGGCAGTGGGTGGCGTATCCGAGCGCGGCCCTCGTATCAGGCACCGGGTTTCAGGGATGGACCGCGACGCCGTCGCAGCGCGTCGTCGCGCAGTTCGACGGCTACGTGCGGGGCGGACGCCGTGCGCGGCTTGATGTCGGCGGTGGGTTCGGCAGTTGGACGACGCCGATCGCGGGCGTGGTCCCGGCGCAGCCGCTCCTCGTACTGGCAGGCGAGACGAACAATGCCTCAAACCTTTCGCTGCAACGACTTCTCGTTGTGCAAGGACATGTGGACCGCGATACTATGGAGACGTTGTTGTGAGTGATATTCTCCGCCTCTTAACCGACGAGTCGTTTCTGCAGCGCGTGCAACAAGCGGTGATCACGCGCGCACTCGTGAGCCCATCCGGCACCCCCGAAGCGGTCGAGCGGCGGGTGCGGTACAACAACGCGGTGATGTCCGTGCCCGCACGCTCCGGACAGGAAGCGGCGCGCATGGTGACGCACGTGTTGCAGAACAGCACCGTGCAAGGCGCGTACACGAACGGGGGCGCGGCGGCGATCGTGGACGCAGACATCTCGTTCATTGTCGAGACGCGCATCGAGGCGGATCTGACCGACCTCACGCTGGTGGACTACGCGTTGGCCATTACGGCGAGCGACGACGCGGCGCTCATTCAAGACATCGCGGGCGCACTGGCAGGCATCGCCGTGCAGTACGCCACCTCACAGGCGTACAACCACGCGACGCTGCGCGGGGCCACGATGCGCGCGTGGTTGCGCGTCAACGTCTCGAACCGCGCGGCGGTCATGGAGACGGCGACCCGCATCGCCCATCTCGTGCTGTCGGACGCCGTATTGATCGACGCGCTGTCGGTGGGCGGTATGTCCGTGCTCACCGCGACGATGCTCCGCAATGGGATCGTGCGCGTGTTAGACGCAATCGTCGCGCTGGAAGGGCTCACGCCGTCCGTGCTCGCCGAGACAGCGCGTGTGCTGATCGACGCACGCCGCGAGGCCGCCGGTGGCTAATGTCGAGGGCGTCCCCGTCGCCACGTTTCTCGGAGGCATCGGCATATCGATGACCGGGATCATGGCGGGATATTTTCTCAACCGAGGCGCGCGCCGCGACGACGTATCGGACGACAACAAGGTACTTGTGATTGAAAAACTGGCGATTCACGGACAACGGTTGGACACCACGGAGCGCATGTTGGGGCAGCTGGAATCCCTGCAGCGAGACACGACCACGGTGCTCAATCAGCTCACGCTGCAGCTGGAAGGCATTCGGATTGCCGTCGCGGGCGTGGGGCCAACAGAAGACCGCTCGCGCGGCGTGCTGGACGAGATTCGGCGCATCGTGAAGAACCTGAGCGAAACACAAACGATGGACCGCAAACTGACGAGCGACCTGTCTGATCGGATGCGCGCTATCGAACTCTCCGTCGCGGGGCGCGGCGCGTCGCTACTCCCGACAAAACTTCCCAGCGAGGGTGGACTCTAATGCAAGCCGACACACTACGTGGTCTGGATGTCGCGTCGCAGCTGCCGTGGGCAACGCTGGTGGTGCCCGTGTTGGCGGCGCTGGTCCCGATCATTCAAGCGACCCTGACGGTCCCGCTCTTACAGGTCGTGAAGCACACCAACGCATGGGTAGGGAGCCGATCCCCGCGCGTCAAGCAGGCGTTGGTGTATGTAATCAACGCCGCGCTTTCGACGGGGGCGGCGCTCTTGGGGCTGGCGCTCCCCGCACTCGATCAGTGGACGAGTGCGACCGTCACGGCGGTACTGGGCGGTACGCTGTCCCTCGTGCTCCACAGCGCGGACAAAACGCGTCGGTTGTCGCGCGTCGTGCTCGATACAGCGGCGCTCTCCATGCACACGGCGGAAGATGTGATTGCGCTGGAAACGCAGGCCGTCCGCGCACCCGCCAAGGTGGACCCGTGACCGAGTCGGTGTGGGTCCGGATCGCCCGACTCCGTCACCGCGATCCGTCGCTGCTCGCACCGCCGGTCATGCGCGCGTGGGATCGCGGGCGCATCGCGTGTGATGGCCTGTTCGTGAACGTCGCGGCAAAAGATGCGCCGGAAGATTTGGTCGATCTCGGACGCGTCGTCGTGGTGGAGACACTGCGCGTGCAGGCGCTGCAGGACATCTACATGAGCCAAGGGACGACCAAGGCCGCGAGCATCCTCAAATCGTGGCACGGGTATGGGCTGGCGCTCGATGTGATCCACAAGGAGTTCGCGTGGTTCACGAATCGCGCCGCGATCACGCGCTGGCCGCTCCGCAAAGATCGCGATCGCGCCGCGATGCTCTGGTTCAAAGCGGTGGCGGGCGTCCTGACGCAAGGGCAGGAGTTGGCGTGGGGCGGGCTGTGGAAAAACTTCCCCGATTCGCCGCACTTTCAGAGCGCGCGCACGCCACGATCGCCAGCGGCAAGCTCATCCGTGGTGTATACTAACGCGGGCGGCGGGGCAGCTGGACGCCTCGCCGTATGGAAAACCTTCGGTCTGGACACGTAACCCCATGGCATGACGCCTCCGACGCGCCTTGATTCCCAAACAGCTCTCACCGTAGACGATGTCGCGTCCGATGAGAGCTTTTTGTCGCTGGTCGAGCACGCGTTAGTGCGCGTCGCGCACGACGTGATCGCACAGGAAGCGGAGGGCGAACCGGGACAAGCGCCGACAACGCGCGTGCGCTTCGCGATGTGGGTGGCCGTCTACGCCCGCGCCTTCCGGCACGTGGCCGCAAGCGCGCTGCTGACGCGGGATGACGCGCCGCGTGATCCGTGGGACATCGGGTGGTTGCTGGCCGCGACCCGCGCGCAGTGGTCTACGATGGCGCTTGCGGGCATGGGGTCCGGGTTCGCGCAGACCAGCGGGTACACGCCGTGACCGAGCAACGCCGCGAACCGCGTGCCGTGGCGGATGCCCGTCTGCGGGCATGGCTGCTGGCGGGGGACGATGTGTCGTGGCTCTGTCTCTCGCGCGAAGTCACGCCGTGGCTGCGTCGCATTGTCCTGCCGATGGTGCGCTGCGAAGACGACGCCGACGACACGGTGCAGCGCGTGCTTGTGACGCTTTGGCGCGCCCACACCTCTATCCGAGATAGCGTGACCGGATGGTTGCGGGTCACGGCCAAGAACGAAGCGCTTGATCTCTTGAAATCGCCACGACGACGGCACATCAGTGTTCACGGCGACGAGTGGGATTCGATTCACACGACACACACGGAGGCGGGGAGCGTGGCGAGCTTGACGCATGATCATCTGCTCTCGCATCTACACGCTGTGTCACCCGATCTCCGTGAGACGTTTTTACTCCGCGCGTTGCAAGGATATTCGTATCCGCAGATCGCGCGGTTGCAGGACATTACGGTTGGAGCCGCAAAGATGCGGGTGCTACGCGCGCGCGCATCGATTCGAGCCCTGCATCCTCTCATTGATTCGGAGTAACGCTCATGTCTGTCGTGCCACAAACCGCGCTGGTGGAATGCCTCCGGGGACTGTTGGATCTTGACGCCGTCAACGCACTCAAGTGCGCGTTGATCCAGTCGAGTTACACGCCCAATCCCGGTCACGCCTTCATGTCGTCGTTGACGGCGAGCGAATGCACCGCGACGGGATACGCAGGCGGATTTTCCGGTGCGGGTCGAAAGTTTTTGGCGGGCGTCACGATCGCCGCCGACGCCGCACTCAATCGCGCCGTGGTGGACGCCACCGATCCCACACCATGGGTGGCGCTTGGCGGGGCGGTGAACAACACGCTCGGCTACCTCGCGGTGTATGCGCCGGGCACCACCGATGCAAACTCGCGCGTCGTGGCAGTGCTGACGTTCGCGTCCACGCTCGCCACAAACAGCGGCGATGTCGCCGTCCAGTTTGCCGCTGCGGGCTTGTTCTACACTCAACACTAAGAGGGGCACGCGATGCCACAACCTTTGGATCTACTCATCGTTGATGGACTCACGTGGACCGTGAGCGATACGGACGCGCGCCGCACGCGGGCGTACCGCGTCGTGCCGTGTCACGACGCGCAGGGCGATGAAGTCGTGAAGACGAACACGTTGACGTGCAATACGGCGGACGTGATCGACATGGGCAACAACGTGTGGGGGCTGCAGGGACGCCTGACCCCGCACCTCGTGAATCCGGCGGCAGTCACGGCGCGCGTGGCCGTGATCAACGCCGCGCTCCCCGACGCGTAGCGCACGTGGCGGGGTTCAAATACCGCGTCTTCGACGCGGCAGGCATCACGCTCGCAAGCACGCCGCCCAGCCAATACGGGCGATGGTTGACGGGCGCGTTTGTCGAGCTGCTGGAAGACGGGCGGCGCGTGCGGATGTGGGACGTGCTGAGCTTCATGGATAGCATGGGCATGGTGTGGGCCGTTGCCGTGGGGTTCATCTCCGATGTCAGTTCGCACCCGCAGTTTACGTGGTCGTTTTTTGGGGGACCGCTGTCCGGCAAGTATCGACGCGCGGCGATCCTGCACGACTGGTTGTTAGCAATCGCGGCGCGCCACGACGGCACCATGACGGTGCAACGCGCGCACGAGATCTTTCGCGAAGCCATGCTGGCCGATGGTGTGAGTGAAAAAGATGCAGATGTGTTTTTCACCGCTGTCGTGGGCGCGACGTGGTGGAAGAGTGTGGAGCCGATGCTTTCGTTTTTCAAGTCCTCGTGGCGTGTCCTGCGCCGGTTCGTGGGACGATAAGCTGCCTGTCCATTTTTTCTTGAGGGAAGTGTGATGTCGAAGACCCGCCCGATCTCGCGCGATGCCGTCCGCTACGCGGTACGCCTCGCCATCATGGCCACCGGTTGCCTCTCGACGGGAGCGCTGCTGCTGGCCGTGTTTCACGTAAAACAACTGGCTGCCGCCCCGCCCGCGATGCGGTGGGACCGCAGTTTTAGCGTCCGGCCTCCCGGCGATACACTGGCCGTGCCGGTGCGCTGGTCAGCGGCGTGTGACGTGCTGGGATGCCCCGATCAGTACCGCATTACATGGGCGATTGATTACGGCGCGTTGCCGAACAGCGATGGGGTAGTCGCGCCCAGTGCGACGCGTGTGCTGCGCGATACCGTGCTCACACGCACCGCTGACACGGTACGCGTGGCGATGCCGAACATCGCGCAACCCGCCACCGTGTGTGTGTATGTCGTGGCGGTGCGCCGTGGACTGGCCTCCGACGTACGCTCCGCATGCCGCACGATTGAAACGCCGGATGCCGCACCGCCCGCTGTCGATTCGATTAAATGGGACTCGCTCGGCGTGCTTGACACGTACTCGGCACTGAAAGATTCACTGAACCCAGGCACGTTTCACTTGATTGCGTCGGCGTGGTCGTGGGTGACGATTACCGACAGTGCAAGCG